AATTTTGGTTCTGGTTCTAAACATGCGTCAGCCGCAGGTTTTAAAAAATCGTAAGCCCAATTGACTAAATCTTCTACGGTAGTTTCGTAGGTTTTAATTGGTCCTTTTTTGTCTCTGCTTACAGGTTGCACAATAGTAAGTTTTACTTTTGCGTTTTCGTAAGGGTATCTGTCAAGTATGCCTAAAGCATAAATCTTAAGCTGTAAGTTATTTGGATCTACAGGCCAAGCGCCTGTCTTTAAATCTATTATCTCTATTTCTTTTTTTGTAATGATGGCACAGTCAAGCGTACCCCAAAGGTGTGGGTTTATCTCCTCCAGGGTAACTTGTTCTTCAATCAATCTTTTACCGCCTAACTCTTCGTGACGTTGCAATATGTAATCTGCGTATTGTTTAGCCATACCCAACATTTCATCGTCAACAACAACTTCTATTTTTTCGTCATCTTCTTCTATGACTGTAGTAAATGTTTTACCTGCGTAGTGATCTTCTAAAGATGAATCTTTAATTTGGTCTTTCAAAACCTTCTCTGCCATTTCGTGTATCAAAGTACCACGCTCCGCAGGGTAACTTGTTCTGTACGGAGAACCTTGCGACATGACAGGAGACGCTGGACATTTAGTCCAACGCTCCGCCGCCGAGGGGGAAAGTAAAGCATGTTTACTCGGCATTTGGGTCAACTACCTCTGAGTTAATAAAGGCTTGTATATCTTGTTTGTCGTACAAGATTTTACCGCCTACTTTTCTGTAACGTGGACCTTTGTTTAGACCGCGCCAATTCTCTAATGTTCTATGCGACATCTTGAGTATTCTGGCCAACTCTTTGGTCGTTACTAAATCTAGGTTTTCTGTGGTTTCCATATTTCTCCTGTTTCTACTAAAATATACCTTTATTTGTTATGAAAATAAAGGCAACAAAAATGGTAGGTAAAATTTTAAGCGACTTTGATGACCCAATAATGCTTCGTAATAATAGAAAGCCTGTCTGGATTAATAGGTATCTAAACGAAGATTTATTAAAGTTTGCTGAGTCGCAAGGTAAAGACCCAAGAGACGTAGCTGAGTATTTAATCTCAGTAGGTCTCAATTCATCTGAGCGCAACCAAAACATCATATTTGATTTCGAAAATCTGTAGGTTGTAACAGAGCTTCTATATGCTCGCTCACTAGCGCAGCAGACTCAATAGCCTTGTCCTTATGAATGTGTGCATACCGCGCAGTTGTCTTTTGATCTTTATGTCCAAGCAAATGACCAACTTGCGCTAACGGTAATTTTTGTAAACTAAACGACGCGAAAGTGTGGCGTAAGTCATGCAATCTAAACTCTTCTATACCAAGTGTTTTTCTGATTTTATCCCACGCTCTCCGAGGCGCTTGAATGTTAAATATTCTCTCGCCCTCCTGCGCCCTGCGATTGATTATATCCAAGGCGCGTTCGCTCAAATGTATGACTCTTTCCTCGCCGTACTGATCCGTTTTATGTTCGCTCAAGACAAGCATATTGCCTTGTAAGTCTGTCCATTTAGCTTTCGCAATCTCACCGCATCTAGCTCCTGTTAAGAGCAGTAGCCAGATGAAATCTACGGATTCTTGATAGCGTTTGTTTTTGTATAACAAGTCGAGTTGTTCTTTGACTTGAATAAGTTGTTCGCTTGTTAGGTATAGCTTTCTTTTGTTTTCTTTGTTCTTGGCAATGTGTGTCGCAGGATTGCTTTCAACCAAGCTAAGAGTGATAGCCAGATTAAACATAGATCTAAGCAATGTTAATACTTTGTTAGCTTGTGCAGGCGCTGTCTCTGACAAACTAAAATGCAGTTTGGCTATGTCACCTCTGACAACTTTGTTGAGTTTTTTCTGGCCCAATGGACCTGCAATGTATTTGTGGTAAATCCTGTTTAGTTCTTTGATTGTCTTTGTTTTACGTCTAGCGCAATCCTGTTGATAAAGATTGTGTAAGTCGTTGATACTTTCGTGCATTTATTTCTCCAAAAATGTACTGCAAAGTATAGGATAGTAGTCTTAATAATTCAACTCTTTTATTGTTTGATGAAACGTAGCCAATGAATCTGCGTTTTTCATTATATCTTCTTCTATGCGTACTTCTCCTTTATTGACATTAAAAGGCATAAAAATTACGTTGTTGTATTGTTTTGAATATAAGGCGTAGATATCTATTGCGCCTTCTGCAAAGTGTCTGTTCTTGGTGTGCGAGCCTCGGCGTAAATCAAACCGCCATTTGTTGTGATTTTTTTCTTTCTTAGTTTTTGACTTTACCTGGCATTTATATAATTTATCTTCAAAGTCAAAAATTATATCTGCCTCTGCGCCATGCGGAACAATAATTACTGTGTCTGAAACAAGGGCTAAAACGCTGGCAGTAAAATATTCTCCGCTTCTGCCTAGTCGTTCTGTGACGCGACCCATAGTTCTAAATCATTTATTTTATTTTTTCTGATAATTTAGTTTCTTTTTTGAAATCTTTTAATTGTTCTATTCTATATTTAAGTCTTTCATCGTATTGGTTTTTTAAATTTGCAATTTCTTCTTTTGTAAGATTTGGGTCTTTTAAAACTCTATTTCTTCTTGATTTAATATCTTGAATTTCTCTTTGCATATTTAATATATTGTATCTTCTACTTTTTGTAACATCGATTGGATATAAATTAATACCCACTAACCTTAACATTGCTTGAGTTTTTGTAATTTTTGGATCTCCAAACTTATCAACATCTTTATTTACTGCTTGCGAAATTTTTCCAAGCCAACCTCTATCAGTTAAAAACGGCGGTCCTGCCAATCTCCATAAATAAAGAAGCGAATCTCTTAATTGTATGTTTGGTGGATCATTTTCATTAATTATATCTTGGCCTGTGAAAGCATCTTTATTGGCTCTTAAAGCTGTAATTGCTTCTGGCACAGGGCCTCCCAAAATTCCTGTTCTGCCAAAAGCTTCTGCCATTTCTCCTTCGGCAGCATCTCTTATAAGTCCTGTGTACATTGACCAAGGTAAAAGATAACTGAAATCAAAAACTTGCCAATTATCATTTTCATCTTTAACAGGCAATATGAATGCGCTTCCATTATCTTTGACAAATTTTGGCATTAATTCTTTTATAACTTCTACATCTTCAGATGTAATGTCTTGATATTGCTCTACAATTTTTGCCATTCCAAAAGGAATAGCGACATAAGGAATATATCTTTCTGGATAACGTATTGCTGTTTCTAAAAGATTTGGAAGCACTTTGTAATAAAAAGTTAAAAAAGGCACACCAACAGGAGCATTTCTTAAATATCTTACAAGCGCAGGAACAGATGAATAATCAAATAAAGTTTTTTGCGCTGCTAAAACCGCTGTTGCTTCGTCAGCTCCTTTAGACATTGCATCAATTATTTTTGCAGTTTTTCCTAAAACTTCCGTAAATTGATAAGCGTTTGAAGCAGTATCAGCAATAACAGCTCCTATATATTTTACTTTTTCTATTGGGTTTTTTATGTCTTTTTGTTTTATTTTTAAATAAGCTTGATTAATTTCAAACATTTCTTGTTTGTTGTATGTAGTGTTTGTAACACCGTATTTTTTTGCTATTTGATAAAAAGGACCATCTTTTCTTATATCGTCTAAAGCTTGAATATACCTATTACCTAAATCTTTCCATTTAACTCCAGAAAGATTCATAAGAACTCCGTTTGCTAAAAAATTTCTAACTTGCGTTGGTGGATTTAAAGCAACTTTAGTCATTTTCCAAAAACGAGTAAGTTTTGTTAAATAACCTTGAGGACCAAGAATAGCTTGTAGCCATCCAGAGTCAGGATTTGCAAATTCTTGAGATTCAATTAAATCGTTATATATTTCTTTTCTTATGTATGCTCCTCGTAAAGATCCATATTGTTTTGAATCAGGAACTTGTTTATAAGCAGACAAATCTGTTTTGGAAATATTTATTTCAGCTTCATCAATAGCTTCTTGTATTTCATTAACAAGCCTTTCTCCAGATTCTTTGCTTCTTGGGCCTTTAAGCGTTTCTTCAGCGATTCTGTTTTTTTCTTCAGCCAACCATACAGGGCTAACTTCTTTTCCTCTAAATGATACTAACCCAGGCCTAAAAGCCCAATTAGGGTTTTCAATTATTTTTTCAAACAAAGAAAATTTAATTATGTCTGACATTGGTTCTTCTATAGCTTTTGGGCCTTGCAAAGAAACGTCATGCACCTCTCCTAAAAATTCTTTAGTAGCATCATCTAAATCTTTTCTTGTTTTTGTATAATCCATTCTCCCTTTTTTATCTAAAAATTTAAGATACATTCTTGGCAAGTATGTTTCTTTATTTTTATCAACTACATCTTTTGGAAGAATATTTCTTTTAACTAAAGAATCACCTATAAAATCTATTGCTTCTCTTAGTTCTTTTGCCTGATTTCTTACATTTATATCTTTAATAGATTCTGCGCCTTTTTCTCCAATTAAGTATTTTCTAACTGTTTGATTAGTTGCAGAATCAAGAGGCTCAAATAAATCGTAAACATCTCTAGTGACTGTTTTTACTTTTTCAAGCCTTCCTCCTGTTAATCCTTTAAACGTTAAAAATTTTTCAACTTCTGGCAAATCTTTAAAGGTAGAAAATTTAATAAAAGGTTTTTTAATACCATCTAAAACTTTGCCAGCAAAATTTTGATATGTTTTTCCCAACAAGCCTGCTTCTGCTTCTTGTTTTCTTATTTGTATATCTGGTAAAGGTTCTACCTGTTCTTCTAGCCTTTCTTTTATAGTAGGTTTATTTTCTATATCTGGTTGCCTTGGTTCTTTTTCATCAATTATTTTTTCATTAATTTCCTTATCTTTAACTTCAATATCTTTTTTAGAAATATCTGGATTCTGTAATGATTTTTCTTCATCTTTTAATATCTTTGAAAATTTAGTTCTTGCGCCTATATTGCTTGCAACTCCACCAAAAAGGCCTCCCAAGCCTAATCCTATTCCAGCGCCTAAAGCAGAAGATTTTCCTAATTCTTCCCAATCAAAATCTTGTTGTACTCCTGCGTTTATTTTAGCGTTTTGTCTAAAAGTATTATCTAAACCAGCATATATAGAACCCTCCAAAGAACCTATTTTGCTACCTTGTTTAAAGCCCTCTAAAGTTCCTTTTTTTAAAGCTTCTTTTTTTATATCTTTTAAAGCTTGTTTTTTTAAAGGATCTTTAACAGCTTGTTTTACATTTTCTCTTATAGAGTTTTTTAAAGTTTGTTTTACTCCTTGACCAACAATTCTCCCAGCTATTCCTGCTCCCAAGTAAGTGCTTGGATCTGTAAAAACGCCTTTTGCAAAACGACCTGCTCCAGCCCAAGTAGCGGCCTTTCTGTCGTATTTATCCATTAAGGTTACAAAATCTTTTTTTTGTTCGTCTGTAGCATCAGATAATTGCAAAGCTTCTTGTCCTGTTTCAAATAAATTGTAATTAAATTGACCCATGTAATTTAAGCCAAATTTTGCGTATTCTTCGTCTGTTTCTAGTTTTGGAGCATCATCTCCTTGATCCCAAAAATATATTGATTTAGAAGCTTCAATCCATTCTGGATCTTCATAAAGACTTTCTTCTGTTATTTGGGCTTGTTGTTCTGGATTTTCTATTATTGGCTTTTCAGATAAAGGTTCTGTTTCACCTATTGCTAATAATATTTCTTCTCTAGTAGGTTCTGTTGGAGATGTAAATTTATATTTTTTGCCTTTATAGTCAAACTTGTATTGTGGCATTTTTCACCTTATAGAGTTGGTGTTCCAAATCCTAGCCTGTCAGTTAAATCAATAAAGCCGTTATTATTATCATCAGAAGTATCATTATCATCAGAAGGCTCAGGATACAGGAGGTCATACATTTTTTCAGCTGCATCCATTTTTGCTTTTATTTCTTCAGGTGATATAGGATCTCCTAGAGAATCTTTACTTGTTAATAATTTTGCTTGAACGTCTAGTAAATGTTGTTCTTTTGAACGCTTAGCTCCACCGCCGCCTAATATTTGAGTAGCAACATTATATTCTTCTGTGCTTATTTTTTTATTGTCGAAATCTTCTTTAACTTTTTGCCATGCGTTTAAATCTTTTTGATTAGCCGTTTTTTCTTCTGGGCCACCATAAATATAAGATGTATATATTTTATAACCCAATTCAACAGGCGTATTTTTTAATTGATTGCCTAATCTTTCATCGAGTATTCCCTCCCTTATTCCGCTATCAACTAGACTGATATATTCATCTTTTTTATTTCTTTCTTGCTCTTGCCTATATTGCAATTCAAAAACTGCTGGCAAATTTTTATAACCCCCTGGTGACTGAAGCATAATTTTTGCAAAATCTTTTAAAGATCCTTCAGGAAGATTTTTATAATATTCTTTCGCCTGCCTATCATAATCTTCTTCTAATTCTTTAATATTTTTTTCTCTTATAGTTTCTTGTCCAGCCAATATAGCTCTTAAAGGATCTTGACCTCTCAATACGCTTGAAAGCCCTAAAAGACTTAAACCAACTTGTTCTGAATTTTTTCCTATCGACATAATATTTTTTATTTAATATTGAATAGTTTGGATTCCCATTGGATTAAATGATGTAGAGCCAAACATTGGTTCTAAAGTTGCTCCTTGAGTTGTTGTTGGAGCTTGATCAAAAACCCCACCAACTGCCAAAGATCCTAATAATCCTGATAAACCTCCCAAAATATCTGCTGACCCAGCTCTGCCTCTAGCTGTTTCTGAAATTAAAGATGGTTGACCTCTTACAGCTTGACTCAATAAACCAAATTGTTGGTAAGGGTATTCCAACGCTCTTTCAAATTCACCTCTCGCAGCAGTAAGAGCTTGTTGTTGGAGCGCTTGTTGTAAACCACCAATACCTAATAAACCAGATAATGCTTGTTGTTGCGCTCTCTCTTGCTCGCCCAATAAACCTGCTTGGAATCTTTGTTGTTCTAAACCTGCCGCAGCCCTTCGTCTAGCTGCTTCGGCTTCACCAGAGATATCAAATTCTTGCGCTCTGATGTCTCTTAAAATATCAGCTTCAGCCATTCTTGCAGCTTGCTCAAAACCTCTTTGTCTCAAGTCTGCTGCTGTTCTTGCTTTTTGTTCTATGTAAGGTCTAGTAGCCTCTGCTTCTAATATAGCAGACCTAGAACCACCAAAAGCGCCTGCTCTGATAGCTCTTTCCTGCGCTCCTGTTCTTGCGATATCCTCTTGTCTTTGGATATCTCGCATTGCTAAATCAATAGCTTGCTGTTGAAAAGGTGATTGATAAGCACCTAAATCAACGTCTAATAAAGATCTTGCCTGTATTCTTCTTGGGTCTGCAAACTCTGGCGCTTGTTGTTCTAATAAAGTTTGTCGAAAAGCGCCAGGATCAAATCTGCCTGCCTGTTCAAATAAACCTCTTTGGCCCTCAAACGCTGCTAATTGGTCTGGTGTAAAGCCAGCAACCATTGGTCCTGTGTACGGAATAAAAGGTTCTTGAGCCAAACCTAATGCTTTTTGGTAAATATCTTGATATTGTTCTTGTTGAAAGCCTGGAAGACTTTGTTCAACTGTAGTTGCTCCTTTACTCATAAATCCTTCTTAATTAAATATTCTTTTTCAAAACCAAGATGTTTTAGTTTTCTAATCCATCCTTTTCTACCGCCGCCGTATAAACGTTTTATACCGCCTCGGCGAGCAAAATCTTCTATATATGGTAACATTTCTTGCAATTCTTCGAAATCTCCACCACAAAATAATATGTTTAATCCTTTCATTTGGGGGAATAGAACAAACTGCGTAACTATAGCTGATCTTTCACCAGGCCATAAATGGAATAAACCTTCACGAATTTTATCTTCTATGTCGTCTATTGTATAGGAATCTTGATATTTGACCGCTTTTTCTATGTAAGGTTTACAACGTTGCCATTGTTCCTGCCATTCAGGAAATTTAGTCACCTTTTGCATATTCAACTACACTAAAAATTAAATCTATGTTTGCGTGATTAACTTGTGCTTTTATGATTTCGCCTTGTTGTAAAATTAAACCAGAATTAACAACTAATTCTATTGTTTCATGTGCGCTTATGTTTTGTTCTTTAAATAAGAAAAACTCATTAGAACTTGTATCGGTTATTGATATATCTAAATTTGTTTGTTGATTACCGTGATCGCAGGCAAATATGCCTTCAATTACAGCAAAAGTAAAATCATCGCCTGTTGGCGCTGTGTAAATAGTTTGCTGTGTAGTAGCTGCAAAAGAATATTTTACGTTAGTAGCTCTTTGAATATATTGTTCTTTAGCGGCAATATTCATTACCTTCTGCCTCTAGGTCTAGCGTTGACTCTTACTTGACCAAGTTTAAAGTCTTGGTTTGTGTCGCCCTCTACCTTCATTGAGATAGTTCTAGCGTTGAATCTAGCATCGGTGTAACCATCGTTCTCAAAAGTAAACGAACCAAAATCGCTTTCTGATCCGTTTGGCGTAAACTTACCTGTAAAAGAAATGGTTACTCCAGGCAAAGTAGATGCTTCTGAGTCAGGAATTATTTGATTGACTTGCATCACTCTATCGCCGTTGCCTATTTCAATAGGTGCAGTTTTACAGAAAGGCACAGTAGCGCCTAAACCGTCAGAGTTAGATAAAGTAGTAGATTCGTGTTGGAATAAATAACCGTCTCCTGATCCTGCGATTGGATAGTCTAAAACACCTTGGTCAAACCAAGCAGATCTTCTTATGCCTGTGCCTTTGGACCAAACGTTATCAACGTAGTTCCATATAACGTAATTTTGTGGTGCATACTCACTATCGTTTTCATCTGGAAAGAACCACCAAATCTCATTGTAATTAGAGTTATGACCGCCAACACAAACTCTTCTGTTGTTGTATTTAAGATTGTCGTAAATGTAATCGTGCAACGGACAAGGTATTTCTCTTAGTTGTCCGTCATAAACAAATATAGAGTTTTCTCCTAACCAGGCTAAAAACTCACCAGAAGAAACCACAGCTCTCATGCTGACTGTTTTACAATTTTCTCCTGCTTGAATAATTCCATAAACAAAAGGATTACCAGAATAATACATTCTGCTAATACCTGTTTCAGTAAATACAATAATGTCTGATTTATATTTAACAGCGCCTTCTATCTCTCCTTGCGATGGAACAATTAAATCACCTGCTGTATTGGTAGCTTTTGCCGTCCAATTATTGTTATCTTCTCTGTTACTCCAAGCAATCTTTCTTGGATCGCCACCTGATCCAAACGTGACTAAGTGTCTTTCGTTGGTAACTATGATTGACTTATTATTGATAGGAGCATTGCTTAATACGGCAGACGTAGTATCTGGTGAACCACCAGAAGAGTCTGGCCTCCAACGGTAAACTTTACCGTCACCAGCAAAACAAAAAATTAAATCTTCTCCCCAATTATCAAAAGAAAAATGTTTAGTATCAAAAAATAAACCAGATTGACTTCTTGCATCTCCGTAATCTTCTTCGCCATAGTGATACGCACCATAACCTAATGGATCTTGTGAAGCGTCAGTTGTAAAACTGCCTGGAGTTATGTCTGTAGTTGTGCCTTTGTAAATAACGTAAACTTTTTCTCTTGTGCCTACAGCAATAACAGAATCGCCTGCGTTATCGTTGTAAGTAAATAAACCTATGATAGCGCCTGTGAGCGCGGATGAGTTTAGTTTTTCCCAACCTTTTATAGGTGTTAAGTAACCGTTTTGAAATCTAATTAAATTTGAATCAACCCAACGGTTTTTGTTTGCGTACTCCGTACCGTTAGTTACAACCCCAGCAGGAGGCGTTATAGGTACGAGAGGCATATTATTCTCCTAATTTAGTTTTGCCAGCTTCTAGTTCGACTATTCTAGCTTCTAATGCTGCTACTGTAGCTTCTAATGCTGCTACTTTTTCTTCTGTAGTTTGTTCAGACATAACGACCTCTATTCAAAAGAATTGGTATCAGGATTCCAAATTTTACCAACATTAGCTCGTGAAGCTACCCAAGCATCTATTTCAGATTGTGCTGCTGATTGTGCAGCAGTCACTAATTGTTCATCTGAATTAGAACCTGTAGTAACTTTTTTATCAATAATAAAAATATTACCGCTTTCATCAGTTATTCTAAAACCAATTAAAGTTTTAGTGGCATCTTCTCCATCTATTTCAAATTTATCTATTGCATAAGTTAAAGACATATTATTTTCCTCGTAATTATTGTATTAAAGATTCCAATCTGTGTTACCGCCACCATAAGCAGATATGTAAAATAGTCTAGTAATACCTGTTCTATTTTTAAAAGTAAGGCTGTGTCCAGATTTAATAACACAAATTTTTCCATCTGTATCTGCTGCTGCAAACCCATAAGTATTGTTTTGCGAACTAACCACAACGGAGCCATTATAACCAACATGAAATAAAGCGTTATCACCTGACCCTGCTTCATAAACAGCTAAAAGAGCCGCACCTCCAGTTCCTGATGAGTTAATTGAATAGGTTGCGTCATCTGCTAATGAAATATAAGAAGTTCCTGTTAAAACACTAATATTTGCTCCACCTGTTGTAATGTTTCCATCACTTTCAATATTCATTACTTCTGTACCACCTACAGTAAATGAAAGTTTATCATTTGCATGATTGTATAAGAGTCTACCCACTGTTTCACTATCGGAATCACCAAAATCAACACTTGTATTATCAGTTGTGCCTGTAGTTTTTAATCTTAATTGTGGATGTCCTGATCCTTGCATTTTGAATATAGGATCGCCACCACCTGTAATAACATAAGAATCAGAACCAGCAATTTTGATATCTATCTGGTCATCAGTATCAGCAGTTATGGATGTATCTGCATCTGCATCAAGGATTAATTCATTTCCATTAACATCGACTGTGCCACCAAATACTGATTTTAAATTTTCATCAATAGATATGGCGGGTGTCGTCCCGACGCTCGATCCCAAGCCTATCAATAAATCGTCTGCTGAATCATCTAGCCCTACATAGTAATCTTGTGCGTTGCCATTGAAAACTAAAGCAGTATCTTCCTCGCCTCCGTCTCCAATAGTTAAAGTTGGAGTTGTGCCTTGAATAATAATATCGCCACCAAAAGTAACAGCTCCCATAGAAACTGCTGTTCCAGATGTACTAAATATTGCGTCAACCGTATCTAGGTTGGTGTTTATCTTGCCTCCCCAGGTATCAGTTGAAGCACCGACCTCTGGTTTGGTAAGACTTAAATTGGTTGTTACTGTATCTGCCATAATTACCTATTTGATATTTGTTCAGTCCAAGTTGTACTTGGGTTTGACTGTTCAGACCATGTTCCTGTTGACGTTAATTCAGTCCAAACGCCAACGGTCTCAGTTTCGTCCTCCCATTTTAAACGACCACTAACAGAAAAGGAAGATAAACTAGATAAAGCAGATTCAGCATTAAATCTAGTATTTAAATCAGATCCAACACTTGCGCTTGCAGAAATGGCTGAAGCGCCTGTTGTTATCTGTGTTCCTGCTGGTGATACAGATGCAGCTACGCTGATATTAGCTTCACCTACGTCTATTTGTGTTCCTGTTGGCGACAATGAAGCGCTTACTGATATTGCGCTTTCTCCGAGATCTATTTGCGTCCCTGCAGCAGCAATAGAAGCCGTTCCTGATATGGAACTTGCTCCTGTAAGAATTAATACACCTGCTTGGGACGTTGAAGAACTTGCGCTAATGCTTGCTGCGCCTAAGTCTATTTGTGTGCCAGATGAAGATAACGAAGCTGTTGCCGAAATATTTGCTGCACCAACGTCTATTTGTGCGCCAACAGCGCTTATAGAAGCTAATGCAGATATAGATGCTTCGCCTTGTTCATACTGTAAATCACCGTAATTTGATTTACCGTAACCACCATACCCATAACCTTGTTGGGCCATAGTATTAGTCTAGTGAGATAGTTACTGAACTTGCGTTGAATCTAAATACGTCTCCGTTTGATACTGTTTTTGATGCAGTTAAGTTTCCGTATGCTAATAGGTTGCCAGAACTAGCAGCGTCAAATAAACCCATAGCAACTACTGTGCCGTAATCTCCTGTTGCAGTAGGATATTCAACTGATCCACTATTAGATATAGAACCACTTGAGGCAGTTCCAAAAGCCATAGATTGTCTTGCGTAAGATCCGCCAGAAACTTCTGTTCCACCACCTGTATCAGATGGCGCTACAGTAAATAAAGCAGCGTAAATAGTTCCAGGTGCCGAGTAAGCTGAACCACCAAAAACGTGGTCCAAAACTTCTAATTCTAAATAGTTTGAAAATGACATAATAAAATCCTAATTATTTGAAAAGTAGTATAAGTTTTTTTTCGGTTTTCCGTAAGTCCTTCTTCTTTGAATTAATGAATTTTTTCCGAACTGTGCTTTTTCCTGAGCCAAGCGCATTTCTTCTAATGCTTTTTCAAATTGTGAAGTAAACAGAGCAACCCTTTCATCTTCCATCAAAAAGATAGAAGCATGTTTTAAAGCGCCATATAAATAAACGTCAGGATGATTATTAGATATAAAATTACTTGTATTGGAATCACTAAGAGCCGTAATTTTTTCATAATAAGTTAATTGTAAAGTGTATGCTGCGTCAGGAGTTGGTGCTAATTCAAGAGCATCATCCATAACCGCATAGTAAATAGGTTGTCCTGAAACATTGTTATTAGCTGTTCTGTAAACATCTAGTGACTCTAATGATTGTTGAAACAAAGGTCTAAAATCATTTGAAGTAATCTCAACGTTAATAATTTCTAACCAATCAGTTGGTAAGGTTAAATACTGACTTTCTGCTGTTGCGTTAGCTCTTTTAATCATTTCTTTAACGCGCAGCTTTCTATTTAACTCAGCTTCGGTTTGGTCAATAAAAATATCTATCTCAGATGTTAAATCTGATCTATTTAAAAAACTTGCTATGTTTGTTTTTAATTCTGAGTACGTCATATTTTGCCTTTCCAAACCCTAAACATTTTATTGTCTGGATCGTTTAACCATTTTTTAAGATGTTTCTTATCTTTAACAGATCCTTCTCGTAACATCTGTTGATATATTACCATAGGTATCTCGGCTACATGCCTAAATTCTTTGCCAGGTTGTAATTCACTATAGTTTTTAACTGCCTCTATAACAGGTTTAACGTCTTGTGTGGTGTGGTATATGTATTTGTTGTCCTCAGTAACAAATTCGTTTTTGAGGCCTGTGGTGTGATCTATGATTGTGCGTATTGCCATGTAAAAAAAGGGAGGGGTTATCCCCTCCCTCTTTTAGTTATTAACCAGCGTCAGAATCAGATACTTTGACATCTGCCACGATACCGTGTGCAGCTTCATTTCTCATCTCTAAACCGTACTCACACAAAATCATTTTTGTGTCAGCATCGCCCACTGTTGAAATATCAATAGTTTCAAAATCTCTAAGATATGCTACAGCAGCGTATTCTGGATCTAACAAGTGAACAGCTTGTTCTCTACTTCTGTTTGAAGGAACTACTTGTAGTTCACCAAAGTCTCCAGAGTAGATAGAAACAGAAGCCTCGATAGTGTTAGCGTCGACAAATTGTCTAGCTTGAGACCTACCTGTGAAACCAGATATAACTGATTTGTTGTAAGGTCCAACCATCAATAAAGAAGGCTCTGCACCACTAGCGAAACATTGTTGTTGAACATCTTTAACCATAGCTTCGGTTAAATCTCTTCTAGTTCCGTTAGTTCTAGCTGCTGAGTCAGATCCGTTTGCGCCATCACTAGCTTTGTTTACGTTGGTAGCGTACCAAGTTTCCAAAGATCTAGTTTGTCTCGCAGTAGAAGCATCACCAGCATTTTTGGCAATGTTCTGAGTAAGCGCTTCTTCCATGTCTCTTTTCAGAGCTTTAGCCATAATAGCTAGTTGGTGCGCCATCTCAGAGTTTTTACCAGCTGTGTCAGTAGCCTCTTGAGATCCTGTTACTGTAGCGTCTCTGCTTGAGATCATCGCTACGTTAGTTGCCCTAGTTGTGTTAGTAGACGCAGATCTACTTAACTCAAAACCTTCAAGTTGACCTGTTGAAGATGGAGTTGGTAAAACTTCTGTCTGCCAATCAAATTGGACGTTTGAAATATTTCTTTTTCCGATAGATGAAAGGAAAGGCGTTTGAGTAGGAGAAATATTATAAATAATATCTGATAAATCTTCTCTATTACCAATCGCTTCATAGGTATCGAAAGCATTTGTAACTTGTGCCATTTTTTACCTCTTATTTATTTAGCATTTGTTCAAAAACTTTAGCCGCATCTGTTGTTTTTCCAGATTTGGCCAACCTTTGACGTAATTTTTTCTCTGGTGCTACCGAAACTTTTCTAGTTGATGCGCCTGGTTTACCTGCTCTAACTGAGGCCTTTTGTGTAGGCTTTTTCTTAGCTGCTGATGCGGTCTGGCCTTGAAGCCAAGCATTTCGCAAACCAAGTAAAGCTCTATAGTCATAGACTTGATCCATTTCTTGAGGACTAAATCCTAAAGTTTCTATCGCATAATTCCTAATTTCAGATTTCTCTTTATTAGCAATCTTTTCGTCAGACCATTCAGGTATGAGTTCTAAAAGTTTTTGCTGTCCAAACTCAACCATTTGTTGAACTTGTTCTTGCTGTTTAACTGCGGCTTCTTGTTGAAGTCTTTGTTGCTCAGCTTGAACTGCTTGGAGCTTTTCCTTTTTCTGATCCCAAACCTGCTTTTCTCTAACGTAAGCGATTGGATCTTCTTCGCTCAGTTTCGCCCAATCAGGCTCATTCTCTATATCGCCCATAATCTGGGCTTCCATTTTTGGCAGCAGTTGAGAATAAACTGCATCCCTTTGAGCTAACTCTGCTTGCTGTTGTTCAAGAGTTTTTCTCTCTTGCGACAGTTCTTGAGTTTTCCTCGTATAATCTTGTTGTCTCGAATAGCCTCGTTGCAGTTCTTCAAGCGTTACCTCTTGTTCTACACCATCTACTTTGACTGTGTAAACTTGAGGTTGCTCTACCTCTTCAACTTCGCTTTGTTCTTCAAACTCTTCTTCTGGTAAATCTTCTTGATCTACCTCCTCCAATTCGTCAATCTCTACAGCTTCATCAGCTTCTTCAATTAACTCATCTTCTATAATTTCTTCTGCTTGTTCTATTTGCTCCTCTTCTGGAGATAGAAAACTTTCAAAAGACGCAACTGATTTTTGATAATCAGTTTGTAATGCAATCGGTTTTTCCGTTGTTGCCATATAAAACTCCTGTGGTTTTAAGCAATTTTAAACCAAAAAGTAGAAATGTGTAAATTATTTAAGTTTATTAACTTGATGTTTTGTGATCTTGCCTTTCTCAACAATGATGCGTAAATGCCTCTCTATCTCTGGCAATAACAATATAGATCTGTGTAAATCTTCTCTTGTTTTAACGTCGTCAATATCTCTACTGCTTAACCAATAAGCAATATATTCTGATTTAAGAGATTCAAGAGCTTTTTTAAAAACCTCACTCTCTAATATTTTCTCCGCTTCTAATCCGTCTAGGATTGCTCTTTGTTTTTCTGACATAAATTATGCAATTTCCCCAGGACCTAACAATGCTCTAATTCTTTCTATATCTTCTCTTGGTATAGAAGGCATTGAAGGAGCTGGAGGGGTTGCTGGTATTGGGGTAATCTCTGGAGTTGGCCTCATAGGAATCATTGGCATTGGCGCAGGTAATGGAACTTGTTGTGTTAGTTGTTGTCCCATAGGTTGTGTTGGTGAGAATGACATGCCAGGTTGTACTATCTGACTAAAAGGTATTCCGCCTGCAATGCTTCTTGCGTAATCAAAAGCAGAAGTATCCATTGGACCGCCTAGTAAACCGCCACCCATAGAAGGGGTTGGTCCTGACAACATTCCTGCTGGCATTTTAGGCGCGGCCATTGAAGTTATAGCTTGTGGAATTGTTCCTGCTAAAAGTGGTCCAACACCAGGCACAAAAGATAAACCAACAGAGGCTGCTGTGCCTAATAATGGGTTATCTCTGAAACTACCAAATATACCTTCTCCGCTAGGGTCTATACCCAAAATGTCGTCTGCTATTTGTCCTATGCTCATGCTTGTAATATTTTGTCTAATTTTTCTTCTAAGCGATCAAAGCGATCTAACAGTCTTTCAAAATCTTCTTTCATTTCATCTTTTGTGACGTATTTCGTCGGTATCTCTTCTCTAGTTTTGTTTAAAAGAATATCTATCCTTTTTATTTCGCTTGTATTAGCTCTAATATTATATAGAAGCGGTGCAAAAATCAAAGTAATCAAGACGTTCCAGAAAAACATAGGATCAGCTTCCATTAATAACTCCATACGGTTGGTCTTTGTTTGCCGTGCGTTTCATCTGCGATATCTAAATGTATAAACCTTCCTTGACCTTTTTGATTTACGCCTATACCTGTAAATCCGTGTTTAGGCGCTGTCGCAATAATTTTATACGCTTGTTCTCCATAAGACAAAATATCTACTGCTAGACCCATTGCATGTGTGCCAACTTTACTTTTATTTATTTCGTTTGGATGTTCTGGACATCTGTAACCAGAAGTTATAACAAATGGAAATGCTAACTCTGTTCGTAAACTTTGTAATCTATCTACCAAGTTATGACTTATTAAATTTTTACCGCAATGTCGACAAGCAAATTCGTCTAAGTGAAAATTTTCCCAAGACATTAGTTTCCCTTTGTTACTTTTTGTATTTTTTCTACAGACCTTAAACCTGCCATGCCGAGCATAGCCATCAATATTGTAGATAACTGAGTAAAATCAAACTCAGGTAACTCAACTTGTATGCCTGCTATACCTACAGCAAATTGGATCATAGGTGCAAGAATGAAATGATAAAGCATAGCCAAACTACAAACCCAGCCGACTGATGGTCGCCACCCAGCTACAAACCAACTCTTACTAGCTGCTTCTATTTTATTAACTTCTATTTGTGCAAGGTTAGCAGTTTGTAATTGTGTCTTGAGTTCATGCTCAAGTTTCATTTTTAAGTTTTTGTCTGCAACAAATTTACCAAGTACGTTGCCTGCAATACCAACAACTGAATTTGTAATAGGATCTGGCATTAGTCTTTCCTCTTATCTTTTTGATTTGCTTTAGCTATTTTATCTTTTTCTATTAAGTTTGGCACACCAAGAATAGTTTTTAAAAGTATGTCTTGCCTAATAATTTCGTTATCAACAGATCTAACTCTGTCGATTAATTGTATTAGTATTTGTGTTTGGGAATCTAGCTTAGAGTCTAGTCTTTTCTCTACGGCTTGTAATGACTCGTTTATTTTATCGTCAACTACGTCTATCTTTTGTTCCATACCGTTGACTATTTTATTGAGCAACTTCCATAAGAAAAAACCTAACCCAAGCGTAGCTGCTATAGGAAAGCCAACCTCATTGATTATAGTTACAATTTCATTCATAGCCTTTGACGAAGGCTAGATTATTTATGCTTTTTTTGTACTTCGAACTCAGCGTCTAAAGAAGCTCCTTTATGTGGAACAAACTTACCTTCGTGTTTCATAAGTTTATAAGTTTTACCGCTTTTCATAAAGTGATAACCCTTTGGAGCTTTAACTTTCTTTTTCATTTTTCTTCTTAGTATTTTTTTTCTTTTTAGATTCTCTAAGTTTTTTAAAGTCAGCAGCAGTTATCTTGTTTCTAGGTTTAGCAACTCTAGCGATTCTTCTTTGCCCTGGTGTGTATTTAGTAAAAGGCATATTAGTAGCTGTACTTTCTAGCTTTAGGTTTTTTCTTTTTCATAGTTGGCTTTTTAGCTGCCTTCTTTTTCATTCCATGTTTCATTTTTTACCTCGTTTTGATTGTTTTGGTCTAAGTAAATCTGCATCGGCTTTTCTAGCGCCGCCCTTGCCTGTGGCAAAAGATCGAACTCGTCCTGCGGCCCATTGATGCGCTCCTACGCCTGGTCTTGAACCACTTGAATAATAAGCGCCCAAACCTCTTTTGTAAACTTTTTCAAGAGTAGCTTTAGATATACCGCTTGATTTGTGATACTTGTCTATAACCGCTTGCTTACTTGACATCTTTAGATCTTTCTTTAGATATTTGATTCATTTGTTTTGCTGTTAATTTACCAGCTTTGTAAAGCTCAATGGTATTGAGTATTTCTCTTTCTCTTTTAGATTTATTTTTTGACCCTTTTAAATATTTTTTGGGTACGCCTTTTCTAGTTTTTGCGACTGCTCTGAACTTTCTTGCCATCTTTTTTACCTTTAATAACTTCCGCTTCCGCGACTACTTTAACTTTTGCTTTCTGCATTACCATTTTACTTTATGACTCCAATATCTAGCTGAAAAGAAATCTGGGTTTGGGTCTTGTGCATTGTGTCTTGCGTAATAAGACCTACGCCTAGCTTTATCTCTTTGTGTTTTTGGGTTCTTGCCTGCGCCTTTTACGCCTTGTTGACCAAAGCGAATAAGTTTTGTTTTATCGCCTTTTTTAGCGACTACAACGTGAGACTTAGTTGGATGACCAGGTGTTTTTTTAGCTTTGTTGTATTCGCTTACACCTGCTGCTTTTAACTTTGGATCTTTTGCCATTAGTGTATTGTTTGTTCTCTATAATAAATTACTTCGGAATCTTTGGAAATAGTCTCGTCGCATAAGACCTGCATAATCTTCAATGCTTGGTCAAATGATTTTGCTTTGAGTTCGTAAGCGCTATAAATAGTATCGCCTGCTAAAACTTCTAAATCGTAATACTTATCTGGTTGGTGGCTCATTACTGAATAATCCTTGTGCTTGTACTTTAGCCGCTTCTCTAATCATTTCGCGGTCTCTTTCCATAATAGCATTGATTTCAGCAATGTTAAGTTGTGCGCCGTATTTTGCCTGTAATTCGAGTGCTTTTAGGCGTATTTGTGCTTCTTCAATATCCCTAACCCTATCGTCATCCATGATAATTTTCATCCTGTCGGTCTCTGCGTCAATGACTGCTTTCTGCGCTTGTACTTGAGCTTTCTGAGCTTCAGCTTGCGCGAGCAGTTCAGCAGGGTCTGGTTTCTGCGGAACAGGTTGTTGTGGCATAGGCGGTACTTGCGTATTGATAAAGCTAGTAACGTCTTTGAAGCCTGCCATCTCAATAAGTTTAGATAGCGTGTTAGCGTATTGTTGTAAATTAACCAAAGGATTGTTTGGTCCAAGTTGTTGAAGTATTTGTTCTTGTTTGTTAGCAAACGCTGAGAGCGCTGCCATCTTTTCTTCATCGCTAGTTTTAGATATACCAACGTTGACCACTATATCTTTGTTACCGTCCCAAAATCTTGGATCAACAGGAATAAATTGATTGTTTAGTCTAAATACGTCTTGTGCGTCTTGGTGTTTGATAACTAAGTTATTAATTAAACTGTATAAAGTTTTTAAACCGCCTTCGGCAAAATGACGGCAAATAAGCTCTATTCTGCCTTGCGCTGCTGACATTGTTGCAGTTACCGCAGCTTTGGTTGATGATTGTAAAGCGTCGGCGTTTAGGCCTGCGCTGGCTCTTGATACTCCTGTTCTGTTTTCTTTAGCATCGTCTAAGTAACCAAGCACAGGGAAAGCCTCTCTACCAACAAACGGTGTTGTTAGTTGTTGCACCATACCTGGCGCTCGCATTCTAATCGGTTGCCCTATATCGGTGTTTAACACATCGTCAACGTTGACTTGACCTTCAACAATACCCATTCTTGGAAAGATTGAATGACCAAGAGAATCTAACGTATCTCTAACAATTTGTGATTTAGCTGCTTGGATTGGTTTTAAGTAATCCGCAGGACATGAGCCGATTGCTGTGTGCGGTTCAGGGTCAGGACAGAACATAACAATCGGTACTTCGTCGCAAGGCTCTACGTTGATAATGTGCAGAGCGTCACCTAACGTACATACCCTTAATAATTCGTCGATGCCGTCATCGTCCATGTCGTAGTAAATAAAATGCTCTATGTATAAAACATTTTTAGTTGCGCCTACGTCTGGAAAAACCATGTTGTCGTGTGGGTTTCTGGCTTGTTGCTCGTCAAAAGCTAACGGATCTAATAAATAACCTTCGCCGCCGTATTGTTCTATTTCTTCTTTGCTGTAACCCATGGCAACCAACTCGCTTACCGTCTTGATCATGCGGTGAGCGACGTAAGAAGAATCTTGCATAGACCTAGCGTGTCTAGCTATTAAGACTTCTTCTGGCGGCACAGACTCTAAAATAACTTGGTTTTTAGCTTTGACCCGCCTGATTGTTAAATCGTAAGACACAGGTATAACTTGCGTTACTTCTTGGCCAGATACGGGGTCGAGGGTAACAATCGTTTCTTCGGTTGCTGTTTCAGATAATATTTCAACGTCTTTATCCATCACCAATGCTTGGTAAGCGGGCGGTGAAATATTAGTGTATTCATGCGTTGTGGTTGAAAGACTGTCGTCCCAATACGCTTTCACAAAACCTGTCTTTCTGACTAAAGCATCTTTAAACGCATCGTATAAAACTTGGAAACCAGGGTTTTGTTCTTGGACTATGTAATTAATATAATCGGTTTGTTGTTCCGCAATCGGAATATCTTCTGGCCCTTTAGGCACGAACTCAACAATCTTTTTTGTCCCAAAGAAAGTACGCATGATAGACGGCAACATAAACAATACCGTATCTCTAACGTCGGTTGACACATAGTAAGATTGCAATGAGCTAGTTGGTTCTGGCTCGTTACCTAAATAATATTCTGTTGATTCGGCGCGTTCTTGACCAACTTGGTTGTTGTAATCTTTCGCGTCATCCATCTCGGCTTTTAGTTGTGCCGATAGGTCGAGCATCATAGATGCTTCTGCTACTTCTTCTTTCGTTTTCTTTTCTTCTGCCATATTAGCCAACTCGTATTATTCTCGATTTAACAGGCTTGCGAAAATTATACCCCATAAAGCTTTCTCCGCCACCAAAACTTGCGGCGGTGCTTGCCATCGTCAGCGCGAGCGCGTCAGCTTTGTCGGGTGATTTGATGCCTCTTTTTTTCATTTCTTCTTTTGACTCTATTTTTATTTTGCCTGTTGACGTATATTTGTAAGACGGCGCAGCTAATTCAGAAACAAGCTCATCATCGTTAGGAAGTCTGCAATCACGCTGCGCCAACCAATCTTTTACCTTGAACCATAACTCGGCTCGCAAGTTTAAATAATTCTTTTTCGTCGCTGGCGCTTCGGCTACGTTGACACCGCGCACAGGTAAATTTTGTTCGGCTAACCTATCGACAACTCCAGCTCCTAAACCAATCACATCGACTAATATTTCTTGCGGTCTTTCCATCGCCGTACAATCGTCAAATTTATTTTTCACAACTCCGCAGAGTTGCATAAGATCCATAGATTGAAAGTTAGTTATCTCAAAGACAGTATTACCCTGGCGCACACAGAGCGCGCTAGAGTCACCGCCAAAGCGAGCTACGTCTAAACCCCATAAAATCGGCTCACTCGCCGTTAGCGCTACGTCTCGGTCTATCGCGGCGCGGACTAACTCCATAGGAATAACGGTATCGTCGTCGGCGCGTGGGAACTCGCCCATCACTTCTACTCGCGCTACGGTTGAATCTTCGCCGTATTGTTCGAGCATGCGCTGAAATAATTCTTTATCTGTGCCTTCGACGGTGCGCGAGTCAATTTGTTCGTTCTTCCAAAAAGAGCGATTGCTGTGAAAACAGTCGTAAAACGGACCTGTGTTCCGTCTTGGGTTAGAAAAACAAAACCAATATCTATCGGTAGTTGGTTCTGAGAAGAAACCTTCCGAGACTGAGTAAATCGGCGCAGGTATACCAGATGCCTCATCCATAATCAGGCAAACGCCGTAATTAGAGTGAATCCCTGCGAAAGCGTCAGGATTTTCCTCGCTCCACAGTTGCGCTTGCGCGTAGTAATAACCTGTGTCGATTTTAAGATCTCTAATCAACGCTTCTTCAAACCAAGCCGCAGGCTTAATTGCAGTAGCGGTTTTAGTAAACCAATGCGAGTTTATGGCGAGTGTTAGCCATTTACCTAACTCGGCCCAAGTTCTTGAGCGTAATTGCTGTTCGGTGTTAGCGGTAACAATAATCGTCGACCCCAAGCGCGTGGAGAGCATCCAGATAATGAGCCAGGCGACGAGAGCGGATTTACCAATACCACGACCAGAGGCGACGGCGAGCCTAAACATCTCTGGCATATCGACTCTTTCGTTACGTTGGATATGCGTTGTAATTTCTCGCAAAATTTTTTCTTGCCATTGCCTTGGTCCATCAAAATCTTCGAGGGGGGTGTCCTTTTGTCCCCAAGGGAAACAATATTTAACAAAGTTGTACGGATTATCTTTGACCATTGGTGACCATAGTTCGGTCATCAACTCTTGTTCTTGTTGCGGACTATACTTCATTCTTCTTATTCATCTCATCAAAATAAATTCTGGTGCAATAACGTCTAATAATAGCAGCGACGGTGAGGACTGT